TGTCCGCGAGCGTTACCCCCCGTCGGGAATGTGCACTAAAAACGTTACTGAACATTGACTTATTCTTCTGAAATTTTTATATGAGCATCAATAAGAATCGTTGCAAGCGATCCTGTTCTAATATTTAATATTGCCCAGTCTTCTGAATCTCTCAAACTTACATGTCCATTGTGTAAAAATGAAATGCACCAATTTTTCTGTGCAAGCAGCGGAAACACTACTCCACAAATAGGGCCAACCCATTCCGGAAGAGATTCGAAATCAGTCCTTGAGTTAAAAGTTTCACCTTTCGAAAATTCCCATTCAAATGGGGGATGGAATTCTTTTCCCTTAACATACAACCAGGTGTGATAAAGAATTTTTTTCTTTGCACCTAAAATTTTTTCAGCGATATAGTCATTACGTTGTTGTTGCGTCATTTTACTATTCCTTATAGCTTTCTTGAAGCTCAATTGTAATTTCGGAATCTATTTCACGTAATAAACTACGTTCCTTTGCTCGTGATAAGACTCGGCGAAATCTTTCATGGTCTGGTTGATCTATATCCTCTTCTTCCAAAAGATTGAATTTTTCAGCAATTGCGAGTCTTCTGCTAAATGTTAGTTTGAAATAATTTAATGTTATATCACGCACTGAATTCATAGCTATTTAAAAATCTTTGTAAACTTCCCACAATGTTCGCATTTAACCCGATTTCGATTTTCAATTTCTTGAGTCAGGTCGTTTATCCTATCCGTCAAACGCTTCACCCTCCATTCTTTCACCTGTTCTTGATCCGCAATACGAAGTCATAAACCAAATTGGATCTAAATCCTCTTCACAGGTTTGGCATTGAAGATAAGGAGATCCTTCAACTATATAAGCAGAGTCATGATTACATTTGGGTTTTTTATTCGATTTCTTAACTGACCAAGTTCCAAGTTCCTTGAATTGGACGATTTTGTTTTCATCTTCATTAATCATTTTTTCTGTTCACCCTTTTAAGCTACCAGACCAAAGAATCAATTTCATACATTAAACAGAATAATAGCGCAAGTGAGAAGTCAGAATCTAAACCAAATATATATTTCCAATTTAAACAAATAAGCAGATAAACAAACAGAAGGCGGCGAGTCATCGCAATTATTATAACTGCCATCTCTTATAACTCATCCTTATTCAAAACAATCAGAGCCAGAGCTGAATTAATAGAAGATGACGTAAAAACCTCATCATAAAAACAATTATTAACCTCGATGCTATCAAAGCCAGCTTCAATTCCGATATAGTTTTTCTGCATGATGGGGAGCGCTATACTCCAAAGTAAACCGGTCCATCGCGCATCAGTTTTGAATGAAGGCAAACGATTTTCAATAGTATTTGCTCTTGTACGCCATCCAATATCTGGGTCATACTCCCATCCTAAAACATCTTTTGCTATTACTTTGTCCGTAAGGTCGTTTTCGGTAATCATAACTTTCCTCGTCAGTCCCAGCCCAAAGTTATATTAACTTTATCTAATTCATCAACTGTCTCTATAGATTGTAGTAAAACTTCTAAACTTGCAGCTTTTTGCAAAAGCAACGTCTTCCGAATAGCTCCGTCGCTTAGGACTTGTTTGATTTGATTCGCTGTATGATTTCTGTAGTCTTTGATTCCATTTTCATTTGTGCATTTGCACGAAACAGAAGCATTCAAAGAAACTAAACCGACCAGATTTAGCTGGTCGTCTCTGTCACTGCCATAAAAGTGCGGTGTATCTAACGCATTGGAAACAAAGCCGGCAATAATCTTTGATTCACATATAGAATCTACAAGTTTAATCAAAGAATCTTTCTTTTGAATAAGATCGATAATCCAGCCATCTGTTTCTGTATAAATTTGGAATGGCAACAAAGAACCATCTTCGTTCTTTAGAGGTTCGAGATCTGTTTCTGTTTCCGGATTAATTTGCTCTTCCCAGCTTTGTAAAATTCTTTCTTCTTTCGAGATTTTGTTATAAACCTTTCTCGATTCAAAATCTTGCGCAATTCCATCTTTGATTTCCGCAAGAAATAATTCCCCGACTTGCGGGTTATAATGAAGTGAATATACAATTTCATGCTGGTTTGGTTTAAAATTTGCCCAAGCGTTCGTACCTGACATTTGGTTTGAATCTGCGTTAATCCAAACAACTTGTCTATTCAATTTGTCTAATATATAATTCATTATGCTACTCTCACTTTGTATTTTACGGCAATATATGCAGGGGTGGTTTCGTTCCCCCTTCGTGGTGTCCCATTGATCCCGTCGGTTATTGGCTCTAGTATAACCAAATTTGTGTTTCCCGCGTTTGTACCACCGCCAGATAACCAATACGATCCAGTTCCTCCAATAAGACCAAAGGGATTGTTATATGTAAAATTATGACGATGATCAAACATCAGATCCTGTCCCGCATATCCGACTGCGCCACCATCGTAATTCCCGCCAGCTGCTTTTGCTCTAGTTCCGTGTATCCCGGCACCTCGCGGGAAAATTCCGCGACGGTCCGGAACGTTGAATGTACTCGAACCGTCTCCAAAACCGTATTCAATATTTGTAATCATTTCTCCTGTTTGAGAAGAGGTTAGATCTAAAATAGAACCGGTAGAGGTAGAAGAAATCTGGAAGTCGTTGGTGGTTGGATTACGAACATAATAATTTGTTAATGCTGCAATCCCGCCTCCTGTAAAAGAAAACTTTACAAGTTGTCCCTCGATACAACCGTGATTTGTGCAACTGATTCGATCCGTTGCGGGAACGATCCCTGTAACATTACGACGAACCAGATTCCAAAGTGCGGAAAATGTGGTTCTGGAAATTACTTGAGCATTTGCGTCTTTAAAATAAGATGAGGATAGTATATTTAAACTATCTTCGACAATGCCACCTAATGGAACGATAAGATTTGTTAATCCTAATATATCATTTTGCCTTGTGGCTTCCTCCGCACTGATCCAGCTTTCAAGTGCATTGAGCGCGCTTGAAATACTCGAACGCATCGAACTATTAAAACGACTGACTAACGCAGATAAAGAACCAACCTTAATATCCGTGTCTAACTTAGAATTCGTAACCGAGTTGTCACGGATATTGCCTGACTTGATACGACACAAAGATCGAAGATCATTTAAAATAGAAATTGCACCGTTTAAACTACGAATCTTAAAAAGAACAACGTCTTCCGAATCCGTAGTTTCTTTAAACAAAATCTCGAACGAGTTTTGACGGTATGTATTTGCATATCCGCTAGAATCGAGATACGAGGAAGTCTCGATTTGAAACTTGTGCCGCAGAACAACAAACGAGTCTAAGTTCTGTCTGGTTACGAGAAGATTATTTTGTGCGGCTACGCGAATCCGCCTTCCCTTGGAATCATACGCTACAATTTCCGTAAGGTTTATCGTATTTGGACTTGCGCCAGGAGTAAGATCACCACCGGACAAAACTTCACCTGAAACGAGATCGGAAAAACGTTCTATAATCTCGTCTTCCATGCGGTTGTGTTCGGTTTCAAAGTCGCCTTGAAAAACCGGTTTACCGTTTGTCGGAAAATTTAAACCTCTTAGATTACTCATTATAAACTCCTAATATACTAACCAATATAATTCAGCGCCTAACAACGTTTCGGACAATCGGGCTCCTTTCCAAGTCTGTCCGTCTTCCAGAGTTGGAGGAGGATCGGAAGGATTTAGTTCTTCCCAAATTTCCCAAACGTTACCGCCTATGTTGATTGCATCTAAAATACGGATTAGATTTTGACGGGATTTTTTGTTAATTGAAGGGATGTAGATCCGGAAAGCATAAAAACAATAATCACGGGATCCAAGGATAGTTCCGATCGGATCGCCCATTCTGTATTTATAATCAAAAACTTGTTCGACTGAAATTTGATCTGTTGAAAGTCCAGTGATTCTTGAAATCAGATTCTTTTTAGCAAAAAGGGTCGGTGAAAGACGACGATATTCCGCTAAGAATAAGATTCTGAGATAATACGAACTATCCGATTCACCTGGTTCACGAGACAAACCATAACGAGCTCCCCACCAATCGAGGCCCTTACCGTCTGCGGTATCCACCCAGATTTGTTTGTATAACCAGTTGGATCTTTTGAGTCGTTCTTGAATCACAATTAAAAACGCGAATAGAACTCGATACCAAAGGCTGTTGGAAAGTCCACCGGTTCCGTTCTCGTTTATAGAAACTGGTAAGGGAGAAGTTTGGCGAATAGACCTTCTTAAGTTTGCCCAAACCAGAGAATTGAAATCGAAACGAAAACGACTCATGAATATACCGTTGCCGTAATATCAAAACCCGATCCTTTGATCGCAAGACTACCGGCGGGAACAGAAATGTTATCCCCGTTGTTGACGTCACACTGAACCGCGTCTGGAAGATTTAAAAGATTGGAGCGAAGGGAGCTAGTAACAAAATCGTCACCGTCTCGAAGAGAGAAGAAAAACGTATCCACGATGTTTTCAAGTGTGATTGAATCCGGAATTGATTCAGCCGAAGCGAAGTATATAATAAAAACCTTATTGATTTCGATTGCATTAATATTTTCGCAGACAACTTTTGCAACTCCTCCAGGATTTTTGTCTTCGCTATCAAAATGTGTTTCTACGATTTGCAACTGCGCGGATGAAATTGTTCCACTGGCTCCTTTGAGTAGAAGTTTTATAACTCCCGGGATTCCGATCGCCTTGCTACTTTTAAATATGGCTCTTTCTACAAAAGAAAATCCTAATGCTTCGCTGACGTACCATTCTGGAGTCCACAAAGATGAAGATTTGATTTCCGCCTCTTGCAAACGAGACCGAACGCTTGCAATCGTTTCCCTATCACGCGCTACAAATTCAGGAACCGTATTCGGGTTATATACAACGTCACAGTCTTCGATATAGTCGATGATTTCGGAAATTGCGTTTTGGGCAACGTTGCCTTTTGTACCAAAAAGAAGAGCTTCGCAAATCACTTCCACCGTATGAAACCCTCTTGAATCTACAGGAGTTGTAGGAAGAATTTTCGATTCTTGTGTAATTTGAAACTGAATCTTGTGATCCGCAGTTCCTACGATTTTTCCGACGGGAATGAGAACTTCGTAAGGAACGGTCGTTTTAGAACCAATTCGGATTCTATGCTTTGCGTTAGTCGCTTCTTTCCATTCCAGACCGTAACGTTTAAGCCATTCGTGTAAGTCTTCTTCTTCGGCTGTATGATAGTGAATTGCTTTTTGGAGTGCTACAAGATTTTGATCGATGAATAGATAGATTGCGTTTGCAAGAGATCTTAAAATTGTACTGGCTTTTGAGTCCCGAGTAAAATCATGACTTTCAAAAACCTTAGAGTTTGAAACGTTGCGCTCAATCTCTCTTTGAACGTTTGATTTTGTGGTGTATAATATCATGAGTTCCCTCCAAGATTTAGGGAAAGTTCTTCTCCAGTTTTTAATCGGAAATAAATAGAAAGTCCTTCTTTGAGTACGGAAATCTTAATTGTGTCGGAATCGATTTGAGGGAATTGAGATAAGATCCGGAATGCGTCGTTCATGCGTTCTTGAGGACCGCTATCGTCATCTTCGTAGAGGTGCTTACGTTGGCGGCTATAGATTTCGGGGAAATCGATGTCGTCCGCAGGAGTCATGTCGAAGGCTTCGATCACCATCGAACGCACGACTTCTATTTCCGATTCGCTTTCCGCAAAATCAAAGTTTTTAGAATCAAGTAGTAAATCGGATGTAAGTGCGTCGGTTAAAAAATCCACAGATAGAGGTTATCTGTGAGTAAGAAGACCGCAAGCGATTCAGGTAATCCGTAGGAATGGATGTCCGCTATGTCTTCTATTTTTTGTTTGAGATAGCAGACCAAAGTTTATGTCTTTCCGTACTTGAGATTAGAAACTTTTAGAGCAGGAGGAACCGAAGGAATTGGTTTTGAAGAAATGGCTCCTGCAAGTCCGGCTTTGTAAGATGCCCCTCCATCCATAGGCGTCACGGGCGAAGTTTGAATTGCGGTGTAGAGGGCTTGTAAAGAGGAAACGATTCCGTTCATCCAAGTTTCGAGTGCGTTGGTATCGACTCCGGAAATGCTTGCGTCTCCTATATCCACCTTTCCTTTAAAGTTAATTTTGTTCTGAATGGAATCTAACGCGACTTCTAAAGTGGGACCGTTTTTTAAAGTCAGCTTTCCTTCCGCGAGTTTACCGAAGACAGAAAGTAATTGAGAATGATCAATTTTAAAACCTTGATCGTCTACTTCAATCTCGCAAAGCTCTGCAACTTTTGTTTTGATCTTTGCAATTTTGTTGAAGCCGATTGCAACGGCTCTACTTACGTTGTTGTCTCCAAAGAGTATAATACAACGACTTCCGGGAGCTGGTTTGATAGGCCAAAACCAGCGAACATCTTCCTTATTTGCGCCGTTGACTGTCGCGGTTAGAAGCCCAGGTTTCCCGGAATCATCAGGATCCTCCTGGACGCGAACGACTGTAGCCATCGTTACCCAATTGATCGTAAACTCACTAAAAAAGAGAGTCACTATATCCTGAGCAACGCTCATACGGCATCCTTAAACTTGACTACAGCCGGGTGGATCACTTGTCGAAAGGTTGCGTTTTTAGCGGACCAAGTTTTAACTACTTTATCTACAAAAATGTCCTTCGATCTAAGTTCATCATCAGGATCTTTGAATGTTATGATTTCCGAATGTTGTACCGAAGGAGCTCCGAAGGTCTCAAATTCTCCGACAAGACCTGTTCCCGCAATTTCATGATAGATTTCTTCCGCTCTTTTTTTGAGTTCGGAATAGGAAATGCCGTCCAGATCAAAAATCAATTCTTCACCACCGCTTTCTGTATATGTAGTTTCCTGCATCCTTCCGGTATCTATATTATAACTTCTTAATTTAACTTTGACCGGTCTACTTTCTCGTGTGGATAGATTGTCTTTGATGACGTTGTGACCTAATTGAAAGACTTTCTTTTTAGCGGGAGCGGAAATACGAGTTGGATTTTGGACAATCAAAATCCCTCGACGAAAAAACGCATCGATTCCTTGTTTTGCCAGACGACGTAAAACAAATGCTACTCTTCTGCCTGCGGCTAAATCATCACCTACTAATTCGTTTGCAATTGCGGGATCAATTTTAGAAATCACTTCTCCTACTACACAACGATTTACGAGAGAAGCGACGGTCATTTTATTGATGTGGAAATTTACAGTTTTGAGTTGAAGATCATACATCCCATCTCTACAAACAATTTCCAGAGGCATTTTTGGAGATATACTCACTACCTTCCCCTCAAACTCCAAAGTTTCGGGATAGCCTTCATACCAAGCCCACCATTGTACAATATCGTCTTTTTTGATCAAATCTCTATTGAATCCCTTGATTTTTGGAAGCCGTATTGTTAACTGAGAATGTGGTTCTCTTCTACCGGTAACAAGTTCCGCTTCGATAATTTTGTGAATAATAATCTTTCCAATTTGTAAGCGTTGTCTCATAATCATGTTTTGACTCTCTCCTTAGCAGCTTGAAATGATCTTCGATCTACAAGTGCTGGAATTGTAATCCTACTACCGATTAAATAACGTAGGATTTTACGTTCGTTGTTGTTTCGGATTCGTTCGCTGAAATGTTCCGTAAAATAATAAAGGAGACTTAAGGATTCGTAGGAATCCGTTTCTATTACTGTGTGTTCGATATCTGAGGAAAGAAGATCCATACGAATCTTCAAAGGAATCCCTTCTTTTAATTTTTCAGACCAATCAAAGCCGATTTTTTGGATCAAATGAGAATTCAAATCTCGAAGAAGAGGCCACAATGTCCAATCTCCCCAGTAGAAAGAGGTAATGCGTTGTAGGGTTTCCTCTTCACGAACAAAATGGACGCGTTCATTCATTTAGGAGGAGTCTCCAAGTTTAAAAGTGCGTCGTCGCTGATTGCTTCAATGCGGACTGGAAGTTCAAAACTACGATCCTCATCAGGAAATTCGATTCGTGTTAAAACGATCCAAATAATTCCGAGTGCATTTACTTTAGGGTGTATAATGGAAACGCATTCTGTTTCTTTCCATTTTGAAAGAATATCTCGTAACTCCGAAATTGCACCTAACTGCATTCCGGTATTACTTACAAACTCGAACTCAATCGTAAGTTGCCAATCATGAAAACCTACAACTTCTTTGATTGTTCCTTCTCGTCCCGGAACGGTTGTCTTGGAATAGTTTTTCTCCTGAGAGACCGTTACCTTGGTTCCTCTCGGACAACGATAATCTCCTATTTTTACAGGATCTAAATCGGATCCAGTAACTGCTAAAAATGAGCCGCCTGGTGTTGGGTCTAATAACATTATTGAGTTCCTCCAAATTGAAGTGCGTATGGGGTCATAGGGTTCCCTTGATCCGCAGATTTTTTAATTTCAGTTGTAAAGACATTTCCGATCCAATCCCCGGCCTCTTTGTAACCGGAAGAATTGTTTTGGAATGTGACTTTGTCTACGAGTCGATTGATTGTAATTTGAATTGCTGGGGCCTTGGATGCTCCACCCGGAAAACCTTGCAATGGACTATTCAGTAAAGAAGGATCTAATTTAGGTATTTCTAATGCTTTTGAATATTGAGCTTGGTTATTTAGATCGAGTTTAGCGCCGCCTGTTTGAGAGAGCATTTTGTCAACGCTTCCCATACCTATAGAATCAAAAATGGATTTTGACGGTAAAGTTGTTGTCGGTTTGACATCGACAGTTTTGAGGGTATCTTGTGTCACTCCGATTGCTACTTGATCGCCTCCCATGCCAAAAAAACTTTTTACGGCAACCACAGCTTTGTCGATCCAGCCTACAATTGTCGCCCAGTTTTGTTTGATTACGACTAACGACGCAATGATGGCGCCGATCGGTCCAGTCAAAAGTAGTAAGGCGGAAACAAGAAATTTATGTTCTTGCCACGCGTTGGCAACAGACGTTGTCCATTCATCCCAGTAGTAAACCGCAGCAGCCACAACTCCAACCGCAAGTAAGATTCCAGCAACCACCCATGTAATCGGGTTTGCCCAAAGAGATACGTTGAGTGCATTAGACGCCCATGTAAGTCCTGTCGTAACTGCGGTTTGAATTGTTTGCCAAGCGGCAAGCGCCTTTGTCCGACTGGTCATGATGCCATACAGAAACGTCAATGCTTGCCAGGAATACATCGCAGCACCAACGATACCGATTAACGCGTATTCTGCGACGGCTAAAGCGATCGTTGCGGTTCTATTGGCAACTTTTGCCGCCCAATTTTTAACCGTTGCTATCGTATCAAAAATCTTTGCAGCCGCTGCGGAACTTGTCACTGCGGTATACGCTCCAATGATTCCAACGAGCGTAGTAAACGCGCCTCCTAAAAATAGAGCAACGGATCCACCGATAATGAGATAGGAAATAAATTTCCTGAGCCCAGGACTTTGGTCTAAGAATTTTGTCATCCCGGAAAGCATGTCTCCAAATCCTTTTACGATGGAAAGAATCGGACCGCTGGAAATATCTTGACCGAGGCTTGTTTTTAAACTCTTCCAAGCCTCTGCGCTGCGATCCAATTGAGACGACAGATTATCTTGATTGATGGAAGCCATTTTGTTTAATGCTTCTGCGGTACCGCTTAGGTTTGCGTTTTTGATTTCCGAAATCGAAGTTTTTAACTCTCCCATTTTTGGAAGTAAGTTTTCAAGCGCGGCCACCGCTTCTTCCGAGCCTAACGCTTTCTTAATTTCGTTACGTGCGTCGAGTTTTAGAACTTTGTTCCCAGTAGCCTGATTGACCACAAAGGAATTTGAATACTTTTGATTCATCTCTTCCAAGAGCTCGGGCATGGATTTGATTTGACCTTGTGCGTTTTTTGCATTGAGTCCGAGTTTTTGAAACCCTTCGCCCACCGAACTTAAAAAAGCGCGGTAACTGGTTCCAGCGACTCCGGGGAGCATCGTGTTTTGAAGTTCCCCTAAAACAGCCATCTGCTCTTCAAGTTTAACACCCATACCGGCGGCGGTAGCGCCAAGCCCTTGCATTGCACTCTGCATTTTCGCGCCGTCTGTTTTGAATTTTTGAACGGAAAGAGAAAGTGTATTCGCAAAACGTAATGCAAATGCGGCGTCACTTTCGTTATACATTTTTTTAAATTGTGCGTGAGTAGTTCCGAAAAGATCCGCAAGTCCCGCGAAGTCTCCTTTGGTTGCAATCGCCGCTTTTCCCAAGGCGCCCGCAACACTCGAAAGTTCGGCGGGG